AAATTCATATATAAATACAAATCCTATTTTCGCATACTAAACTGAAATTTTCTAAGTTTATATTTGCATTATAAAAACAAATCAAAATGCCAAATGGTCGTGCTCGTCAATCAAACACTCGTCATGCCAATCGTCAAAGGACAATTCAACAAGAACAAGTCGTTCAAGCATCTATGGTTAATCCAGTTATCATAGAACAAGCACAACAAGTCATCGTTGAAGCACAAATAGTAAACGTTGACGATCTTGAAGCAAAAATTCAAGAACTTCAAGCAAAAATCATTACAAAAGAAAATAATGTTAAGAGAGTTAAAAAAGAAATAAACAAATTGAAAAAAGAAACACAAGAAATAGTTAATAATAATCAAAAGTTAATGACTGAATTGGTTAACCTTGATATCCTTGAAGATAGAGGTATAGATAGTGAATCACGTAATATTGAAGGTAGTAATCATATTATAAGAATCAAAACAATTGAAATGATAATGTCTAAACCTGATACAAGGGCAGAAACACAACATAGAGAAGTGATACAAGATTATATTAAATATCTTGAAAGTATTGTTATGGCAAGTAGTAATGGTTATAACTTAATGAAAATTACTGGTGGATATGAAGGATTCAAAAGTGATAAAAAACATAGAACTTTTCTAGCAAATTTGGTTGCTAAAAGTGTTGGTGAAGATGATGCTAAATCATTTATGAAAAAAACTGAAAAAATGGAAAAAGATTTAAATATAGATGAACTACTAAAAGTAGTTGGTATGGGTATGTTGGAAAATATTATGGATAATGTAAATAGTGGCAAATGTGAATTAGAACTAAATGCTATGTATAAATGTGGTGAAGCATTTTTGAAGGAGTTTGAAACTGATGATGACGAAGATGTTAGAAATTTTGTCAACGAGAAAAAAGACCAATTACTTATGACACTAAAATTGACTATTCCAAATATGATTAAAGACAAAAAAAAATAAATAATTAATAAACATTTATAAGTGTGTTATATGAAGCGTTTAATTGTGTAAATAAATCTTTATCACCATTAGGTTTGTCTGGATGATATTTTAAAGCAAGTTTATAATATTGCTTTTTTATTTCCTCTTTTGTTTTAGGTGGTTCTAATTTTAATATATTCCAATCTTCCATATTATCATAAGTGTTTTGTTTGTATACATTACCAAATATTTTTTCATCTACATATTCCTCAAATGTTTGTTTTTTACGTTGACGTATCCAGCAATCTTTACTACACCACCTCGTTTCTGGATTATACCTTTGATTACATGAATTACAAATAGGGTAATATTGTGTTTTCTCCCAATAGCAATAACCATTTGTCATATTATAAATGATATATATTATATTATCATTTCTGGTTTAAATAATTTAAGATTAATTATAATTTATTCTAATATTCATATATGAATATTGTTTTATAATAATATATTTATAATATGATATCCATTATATTTATTATTATAATAATTCATATATGAATTAATCTAAAAATAATGAATATATTAAATCACTTGGTATTCTATATCTATCAATTCTATTTGTTCCTTTACCAAGAAACTTTAAATCTTTTGGTTGATTATGCTGACTACCACAACCAATCAATGCTACACTAACTTTATGTTTTTTATTTTCTAACATATTACCACAAGCACCACTTTTATCACATATTAAATTATTCCAATCTTTTTTATTAGTCCATATACGTGTCTTTTTTTCATATCCCCAATCACTATACATACAATAACTTACATCATAAAAAGGTTTATCTTGCATAATATCTCTATCTTTTAATCTGCCTGTTGCTGGATTTTCAACAAACCATAATTGTGGTTTAAAATAATCTATAATCTCAAATGTTTTTAAAACTAACTTGTCTGATTCATTCATCATATTATCAATATCATCTTGTGTAAATATTTTACCATTTCTCTTTTTACCTTTCCAAGTATTTTGTAATCTACTATATGATTGACATGGTGGTGAACCCCATATAATATCAAACATATCTTTATCATATTGTTTATAATCAAAATCCATAATATCACATTGATGGTCTGCTGGTAATATCATATCAACACTTACAACTTCCCAATCTAATTCTTTACAACATTTACCTACTGAACCAGTCCCACTAAATAGTTCTAAAACTTTTACCATTTATAATAATTCATATATGAATTTTATTTAAATAATTATTTTTTAGATTTAGTTGCTTGTAAAACTTGTTGATATATTTGATTATTTAATGTTTTTTGTTTGACTATTTTATATAATACAGCACTATTAAGTGATAAGTTTGATGGTTTGCCACTAGGATCTGTAATTTGTGTAGTTATTTTAGTTATTGTTCTTGGATGTGTAATTGTAAATGTTGTTGTATCTGTTGAATAATAATAATCACCATATTGACTTTCCTTTGGTATAACACTTAATACTGGCATAGTTGAAGGTTCATTTTGTCCTCCACTATAATAACTATCACTTATAATATCACTTCTAATTATAAAATATGGTCTTAATGTTTTAGTAGGTAAATTACCTGCTTCAATTTTAACACTATCACATAATACTTCCATAGGTGGTTGAGAAACTACTAAATTAGCAGCATGTCCGCTTGTATGTTGTAATGATAATATTGCTGGATATGTTGTTTGATATTTTTGTGTTGGAACACCAGTAGCAGTTCCTTGCCATTCTAATAAATCACCATTATTTACCATAGCATTAGTGGTTATTTTTGCTATATTACCTAAATTATTATCAAATACCCTACCATTTATATTACCAGTATCTTCATTATTTAAATCTTCATATCTAAAACCACATATACCCCAAAAACTATTAATCCAATTACGTTCTTCTATATTTAAATCTTCAATAAATATACCACTATGACTATCTATTATAGCATTATTTTTAACAAATGGATTTTTATAAGGAAGAGAAAATAAATCATTTTTAGTTGTTCCAGTAATATCAATTCCCACTTCTCCATAATAAGGAGTTATTGTAGGACAAAAGTTTCGTTTATCAAATGTTTTATTTATTTTATAACATTCCCTACCACTATTATCTGGAACTGGAACAACTTGTCCTTGACTTAATTGTCCTGACGAACCACTTGTTGCTGTTACGACTAATGTAGCATTATATTTAGGTGTAATACGTTCTGGTGAATGTAATGATGAAATAGCAAATCTACTACTTGTGCCATCAAATGATAATTCTGGTGCTATGGCACCACAATATATTTTATTTAACCAAGCATCAGCATACTCTGGAACTGGTGCTATATCAAGTTCAGTTCCACCACTATTATAATATGATAATGGGTTGTTTTGATCTATTGCTGTTAAATATTCTCCTCCTGGTTGAGAACCAGCATAACCACTTAATCCATTATATAATCCTATATATGAATTACCATAAGCATTTGCGTGTGTATCAAAACCTATTTTTAATGCGTGATATGTAATATAAAAATTATATTCATCTAATCCTGGGTCATATGGAGGTGGATAATTATTATAAAAGTCATCATACCAATTTACATATCCTAATGTATAAACATTGTGATTTTGTATAGTAGTTGAAGCACTCCCATCACTATTATGATATGTTGGTAGATTAACTACTTGTAAATAATCATATGGTATATGTGCTAAAAATGATATTCTGTCTTGTATTAAATTCTCATTAACTATTTTATTTAATACTGGTGTAATATCATTTTTTTGCAATAATGATACATTACTTCCATTATCTACTGGTGTTAATGAAGGTGGTGATTTAATAGCAAACCCTCCCCACATACCATCACCAGTTTCAGCATTATATGTATATTGTATTTCATTTAAATCAGTATTACTAGCATTATCCTTAAAATATTTTACAAATAAAGGTGCCGTTGAATAATCCGTATTAACATCTTGTTGGGGAAAACCAGTAAGACCAGTAACATTACTAAATAAATTTGGTATATTATCACATCCCAATGATGTAGGGCATCTCTCTTCATCTAAAAATCCACTATCATCAAAAGTTGATATTCTAATTTCTCTTGGTTGTGTATCATTTAACCTTGTATTAATATGTAAATAGCGGTGTGTATCAACACTTATATCATCGCCAGCATATACATTACTACCATTAATATTTTTATTATATAATAACTGGTTCCTATCATTATTCATGTCAAATAACTCTGGATATCTTGCTTGACTATCAAATAAATCCTTTAATAAATTTAAGTTTTGTTCCGTCCAAAACATATTTGTATGTATAACACATAATTTTGGAACTCCTACATCTACTCCTGGCATACCAAATGGTAAATCATATACATAATCATAATTTAAAGGGTTTATATTATCCATTGCCTCTGGTTCTCCGTCAGCACCTGTGCTACCACTTAATTCAAAACCATAATTGTTTATATCTTGTCCTTGATAATCTAACCATATCGCTTCCATATCTACTGGTGGTAATTCATTGTTTCCACTAATTTGTTTATATATACCTTTTACTTCAATACCAGTTTCATATATCTCCGGACGTTTAATACCTATATATTGAAAACCAGTTTCATAATCAAAACTATCTTGATTGAATGATGGAACTAATGAACTACTAAATCCATAATAAGCAAGTCCTTTATTAATATTTAAATTACTATATGTAGCACAAGGAAATAATTTATTTGTTGGTGTTTCATTTTGTGGTCCAATTGGTTTTTTAACTATATAATTATTTAATTCATAATTAATTGTATTTTGTGTTATATCAGTTTCCTTTTGTAAAAGATTAGTTATAACATTACTTATCTCACTTGGACTATTAAAACCAATTGGTGCTTTTAATTGTAATAAATCTCTTATTCTAATATATTTATGATTAACACTAAACAAATCCCTATTAACAATTATATCATTACTATCACTAGCATTCATTTTAATATAACTTGTAGTATCACGACCAAATATCATATATCTACTTCCATCAACATTATGTTGAACCATTTTATTAGTAGTATCCCAATTATAATCATCTGCAAACCTATGACTAGCATTTGGTTCCTTTACAGTCCCATCTAATTTACTAGCATTTGTTCTTATTTTTTTCCAACTATCATTAGCATTTGTTGAAGTTGTGGACTCTGGCACTATATGTCTAATTGGCATATGAAACATATTTTCACCATTATTAGTTTTAAAATATGATATTAATACATTAGCATCAGTATCCTTAATATTTCTAATTTCGACATTACTAGTTGATATATTACTACGTAAATAATATCTTGGATGTAATTGACTAGCATTAGTTGTAATACCTGGTTCAAACTCAAATGTTTCAACATTATCTACTTTTGATATGACAAAATTTTGACTTTCTTGGATTATTTCACCTTTAAATTCAATAGTGCTATCCTCAGCACCTAAATCACTGACGAATGCTGAATGTAATGATACTTGGTCTCCAATATCTAATTTAATACCATCGTTCACGCTGTTGGTCCATATAGCAGTATTTTCAGTATCATAATATTGCTGACTATGTAATCTATTACATTCTAATATATGCGTGTTCGTGTATGAAGACATATCTATAATAGTATATTTTATTTTTAATTTGATAATAAAAATTTAATATTTAAATATTGAATTGTTATATTATAAAATGGAAATCATAAATTATCCTAATTATTTAATTTATGATGATGGCAGAGTTTATAGCAAAAAACGAAATATATTTTTAAAACCAAGATTTAATAATAGTGGATATAAAACTATTCATTTATGTAATAATGGAAAACATAAACATTTATTAATACACAGATTAGTTGGATTACATTACTTAGAAAAAGTTGAAGGAAAAAATCAAATAGACCATATTGATAGAGATAAAACTAATAATCATATTAGTAATTTAAGGTGGTGTAATAATACTGAAAATAATATAAATAAAGGTCATCAATCTAATAATAAATTAGGTTTAAAAAATATAAGTAAAACAAAATTTAATACATATATTTTTCAATTAAAAAGAAATGGCAAACATCATAGTAAAAGTTTTAAAACATTAGAGGAATGTATTGAATACAGAGATAGATATTTAGATAATGGACTACTTTAAAACTTACGCATAGTAACATTGTAAAATACCGTTTTTCAAGGTAGCATATCTTACAACCTCTAACCAACCACGCATGGTGTATGACTCTGTTGGTAGTTTACCCCAAGTTTGGTATACTTCAATACCACGTGAATTGATACGTTCATTTCTATTAAGTCGATCTTCAATCCAATAATTTTTGTTTGCTAAATTAGTAGATAAATCATATCCATTAAACGCAGTAGAACTAATTAATCCTAATTCATTACTATATTCATCCTTACTAATAAATGGAACACTACCTTCTGCTTGCTGGATATTATGTAATAGACGTGCATTATTAGTAATATCAACTGGATAAAGGAAGTGGTCGTTGTATCTAATATTATGACTTACAGCACCAAAATCAGTTCCATCATCAATTACACCTTGTGCGATATAACTATTAAATAGTCCTCGTTCAGGGGTAGGGTCGCTATCTGGTGTGGCAAGACCATAAAATAATTTATTAACTACACGTCCAGCACCTCCAACATTTAAGATAATGGTATTTGAAGTATCACCACTATTATCAATAGTATGTTTTACATGTCGATAATCTACATATGTAAAACTCATTTGATTATTAGCAGTTTGATATGCTGTCATAATTTCTTGTGGGTAGTAAATGTAATCTGCTATAAATTTACAATCATTCCTTACAAGTTGTGCTTTCATAGTGGAAGTATTGCCACTTGGTAATACAGCACGTTTAAGTTCAGTAGCAAAATGCAATTCAATATCAATTTCCTCCTTCATCATATATAATGGTAGTTGGTTCATCTTCAAGAAAGGGAATAACTCATTAATAGCAATTTGGAAATCACTTGTTCCAGTTCCTTCCGACCTTGAAGCACTAGCATTTAAATATAGATATGGTGCTAATTTATATTCCCTATCACCTGGTTCCTTATTAAGAGCATCAATTTCATAACCAGTATCAATTGAATATCCACTTGCTTCATTTACACTATCAGTTCTACCACTACCACTACTAGCATTAGCACCAAGTTCATAATCCCATTTACGACACATAATACGTCCAGTTGAAATACCTTCACGTTGTTTATTATGCTGGGGATTTACAAAAGATGAACGAAAACTCATAAAATGGTTGTATCCATCAGTTTCACATATAGTTTTAGTTCCTACTTTGAGGACTGCCCTATCCACTAACGAGTGAATACCAATATTAGGAGGGAGAATAGTAAGTGCTTTACTACCACTTGTAATATCTAAACCAAAAATAAGTTTGCTATTAGAATGGAGAATACCTTTATTTTGAAGACGGAAACGAGCAAAACTTTCCGAAAATACGACCGGTTCTAAAATATCAGTTTCAACATCCATTTGAGTATTAATAGGCATAGCACCAATACGCATTAGATCTGGCACATTAGAAGGTGCTTGAACTCCTGGCGTGCTAACATCAAGAGAAGCACTTTCAGTTGTAGTTGGGGGTGTTGTATCATCATCCATACTTGACATATTTATATTTATAATATATAAATAAATAATAAAAATAAAATTTTAAAAATATATCAATAGATTATTAATTTTTTCAAAATTAATTCAGTTTATTAGCAATAATTCAAATATGAATATTATATCTTTATCATACCATATGAGTGGATTATCATACATACAAGTTTAATATAAAATTCATATATGAATTTATCTTTTAGATAAATAACCTATGGTGAATTAATATGATAATAAATTATGTGATTATCTGAACTCCCTGTGAATTAAATACCATAGTTTGCTTAGATTTAACAAACATATAAACACTTGTAGGGTTATCATCCACTAAGTCAGTATCCATTTGAAGACCGAATTGTGTTGATCTGAAATCGATTCCTTGATTACTAATAGTATCAAAAGCAACTCCTACACCTACACCAGCACCACCATCAATATATTTGTTATAACTATTAGCAGGGGTTTTTGCTCCTAAATCAACAACACTATTTTCCGGACATACAAGCGAACGTGTATTTTTATTAAATGACTGAATAGCATTAATATAATTGCGGTAAATTTGACTATCAGGGAAGTTATTATCAGCACTTTGTTTTTGCACTGAATCAATATTGTATTCTAATGGCATGCGTTCTCCTCCACGAGTGAAAATAACTTGGAAAATTTTTGCTACACTATTATCAGCACGTTTAGGATAATAAGTTGTCATACCATTATAACTTCTATTATTAATATGAGATGATGTAATAAAATTACAAAATACACTTAATACACGAGATAATCCAAGTGAAAAGTTAATAATAGCATTAGTGGAATTAAAGGTAGTGTAATATGACGAAATAGAGTTGTATTCAAATGTTTGACCTTGTCCTGCTGTTTTTTGAAGTTGTGCTAAATCACTTGCTGCCGGTGTTTGGACTTCACAACAAAGTGATAGTTTTTGGTATTCATAAAAAGCATTGGAGATTTGAGTTCCAACACCATCAGTTGAATATAATACATTATTGTCTGGTGCTAAATGGACTTCAAAAATTAAACCACCAACTCCCCAATCCCTAGCAAGTGGTATTGGAGGTGAACCATTTAATAGACCACATGGTAGTGATAAACTAAATGTCATAGTATTAGTTTTAAGAGATTTAGCATTATCAACTACACCAGTTTTAATTGCCTTACTATTTAATACTTGAAGGGTCTGATTATTGTTAAACGTAAGACCATCATTGAGATCATTAGTAGCAGATAAGTAGGAAGACATAAACCTATTGTAGTCCCTAATGTGTTCTATGGTCTGATTTGTTGCTTGACTTTTGATAACAAGTTGATCTATGGTAGAATATAGTGAAGTTCTACCATCCATTGATAAACTGGCATTAGCACTACCTAATGCTCCTTCACCATTTAAAACTTTAAATTGACCTACAAGACGAAGTGTTTGACCGAGTAAATAACGTTGCTGTTCTCCAATAATAAACTGAATGACTGGTTGTCCGTTTTTAAAAGACAACTTGCCATCACTAGTTACATTGGAAGGCACGATTTCTAAATGTTGATTAGATTGACCTGACATTATAATAATAGTAATATTATATTATTTTTATAATAAATATTTTAAAAAAATATAATTAAGTTTTAATATAATATTTTCTATACTTGCGATTATCATTTAGATCTTTATTATATATTAATAAATATTGTCCTTTACTGCTATTTAATGGTTTTAAATATCTATCTTGTCCCTTAGACCATACTTTGTCTACATAATAAACATACCTTTCATCAATTTCTATAATACCATCTTGGTCGTAAGTAGGATATTCTAATTCCTTATATGTTGGTTTTCCACTAGTATTATTATTTGTTTTAGGATATTTACCATAATGACGTTTATGTTTATAACTCCAATTGTCTACAATATATTTTATTTCTTCATATGATTTATCTGGATATCTTTTACAAAAATATCTATATGTATTATATTGTTGTGTTCCACTTATATATGGATTATCATATTGTTTCGTTTTTGCCATTTAATTTATATATAAATTTATCTTTAAACTTGGATTTAAGCATAGCACACCTTCGGTTAAACTTGGAGAGAAATGCCATTTGCCGTAAATTCAATTCTACGAAGGTGTGCTACATAATTATTCCATAGTTTATTTTTCTGTGGTGTTCCAGCAGTATATTCAACTTGAAGGTTAAAGTCCTTACCACGTGTATCATATACACCATTATGGAGTGAAAGAGCACGTCCTATAACAAAATTTTCTTGGAAACCAAGGAAGGAGTAAGGAATAATATTTGACATTGAAAGTGCCTTTTCAAGTTCAATTAATCCCTGCTGTCCTACTGCCATTTGAGTAGCAGTTTTACTAGTATCAACTTTTCTACTTGGATTTAACTTGCCGTCATAGAAAAATTGGTAATCTTGTAGGCGGTCAATAATCCCTACAAGACCACTCTTATCACTATTCATTACCCTATCACCAGTAGCATCATTATCATCAAAATAAGTGTATGTGTCCTTACCAGTAATCCTATCAGCACTATTATAAGTTGTAGCATCAGTTGGAACGGAGAGGATTGCCTTTGCCCTTGACATATTTAGGGGTAATCTAATATTAGCAACAATATCACTAGCAAGTTGAGAATACTTAAAATTAGTAAAACTAAGAAAATCATAATTCATACTACCTCCTTCCTTCATCATTTTCATCATTGTATTTTTATAACCTTGTGGCATTTCAAGTTGCTGTAATACAAGTTCGCAATCACTAAGAGTATATGAAGCATCATAACTAGATTCATTTTCAACCGCATTAGATACAAGACCAAATGTTCCTAATGGTGTAACATCAACGGCAACTTGTCCGGAAGCACTAAATTCAAGTTGAACTAAACCATTAGTAGCACAAGCACTAATCTGTGAAATCTTACAAACTGGTGCTGGAACAATAGGTGTTCCATCTGATAATTTTACAAACTGGATTTCTTCACCAACACAAAAAGGCACGCTATCAACACTCTTAATTAAATTATCATTAGCAAGGAAAATAGATTGGAAATCACCAGCAGTTCCAGTTGCGTCCGGTCCTTCAAGAGAACCATTCTTGGAATGATAAATAGGCATAAATGTATGACGTTTAAGACGCATTACTTGGTCTAACTGCCTCATGACCTTATTATTATCCTCTAATAAAATATCTATTTGTAGTCCCTCCGTCATCATAACTGGAAATACCTTCGAATTTTGGAAAATACCAGTTTGGATTGGTAGTAAGCATTTTACTTTAAGGAAATCATCATCACTCCATTCTGTTGAAGTAGCACCAGTTTTAACCTTAAAATAAGGATTTTCAATTACATTATTTTTATGACTTTCAGTTCCACCACAAGTGCCTCGTGTTCCTACACTATGAAAAGTAGAACCTTCGGTAAGGGCACGCTTTTTACGTAATACATCATTAGTTTCATATGTATACTTTACATTAGTTAAAACATTGTAATTTTGTAGTTCTTCAAGTAAAATTTTTCCAGCACCACCAGAATAGATGCGAATATCCTTAATTAAACTCTGTGCTCCTAGTGTTTCATCAAGTTGAAGTTTGGTTGGGAGTTTGCCACTTGGTAGTTTAAGTTTAACGTCCCATTTTAAATAACATTCTCTTGGTTGGATAAATTCAACACCAGAAGGAACTTCAAAAATGATACGTTGTCCTGCTGAATATTCTAAACCATTCTGCGAAGGAATGCTAATAGATTTCTGGGAGATGGGGATTTTATCATCGGTCTGCCAATAACTCATTTGTATATATTATAAATATAAAATATTTTAAAATAAAAAATAATAAAAAATTTTAAAAACCGAAGGTTGAACTATGTTAAAAAGCACCAATACCAGTTCCAGTCGTTAATTTGTGTGTATCAGTTTGTGCTGATGCAAGAAATCCAGTTCCAGCAAGTGATGGTGGAACTTCATAATTAATTTGGTTTTTCTCATAATCACCTTTATCATTTTGTTCTTGTGTATCAGAATCTTTAATAGCATCATATGTAGATATACCAGCACCAACTAATTGAGTGACTGCGGCAACTGGGGCAAGAAAAGGTAAGGCAACACTCGCTACATCAAGTGCCGTAGCACCTATGGTAATCGCATTACCAACTTCATCCATAGTTGACGCACCAGTTCCACCTAAAAATCCACCCTTTTTACCAATATTTTCAAAATCTTTATATAAATCAATGGCACCTCCAACATTAGCAATGCCTTTTCCAAGGGCGGTTCCAGCAATAGATTTTGCTTCAACACCTAAAAGTTTACTAGCAACAGCACCAGTTCCACCTTTAACATCCTCTAATCCAACAGCAGCAAGACCTTCTGCTTTTGAACCAACATCCTCAGCAGTATTAACTGCCTCTGGTCTTAATTCACCAAAATTAACCTTAGCATTTTTTAAATCTTCTTCACTTAAATCTGCTGTTGATTGAACCCCAACAAATCCACCAGTTTCATTTCGTGCTAAACCACCTGCCGCAGTTTTAGTAAAACTTGCTGCCGGTGTATAACCTGCTTCACCAATTTCAATACCATTATCTAAACCCATTGCTTTTGCTCCAATATTTTCAATAGTAGCACCAACTTTTTCACTAGCAGCATCAACACCACTTTTAACACTATCAATTGTAGCATTAACACCACTACTAATTTTATTACTAAATTTAGCAGCATCTACACTTGCTAATTTATAATATGAACCTCCACCAATAGTTTTTACACGTTGTGCTGTATCATAAATACTCTTCATTGTAGTTCCAGCACCAGCAGTATCTAATACACCATGATACCAACTCTGACCTTCCTTTTCTGCTTCATCAATCTTTTTAGTTTTTTCCCATTCTCTTGTATTAGCAGCATTTTGATCTCTAATATTATCATTAGCATCCCTTGCCCCACGTAGTAGCATATTTGCTTGTTCGAAACCTGACATATTTATATATAAATACAAATAAAATATTATTTAATTTTTTTTTTCAAAAACTTCTGTATTTGTTTTTTCAGCATTAGGATCTTTATATCCACCTACACCAACAACCTTTTCAAAATTATGATACATTAATGGTGGGTTGGATTGTAAGTCCATATAACAAAAATCATATTTATTTGGAGTTGCTTGACGATACAATCTTAACCAATTATCTGCTCCATTAAACAAATCTCCGTATTCCTCTGCTATGGCAAGTAATTCCTTTTGATTTGGAAATGGACTGCCAACAATTACGTCCGTAGCATTTGCTCTAATAATAGGTGATACACTACCCTTAAATTTTTGTGAACTTATAATAAGTAATTTAATATTAAAGTGTCGATAGCGACTACATAAATGATTAATTTTACTTTCACGTTTAATACTACCTAAACAATCATCTAATACTAATGCCATTTGTGGTTGGTCTTCCTTATCAAAACTTTTTTGTCTATCAATTAAACCATCTATAATAGTATCACTATAATAATCGTATACATTAAATGCCTTATTTAAAAATCTTGAAGTTACATCATTTTTAATTGTATTACTTATTATTTGGACGTCATCAAAAAATTCTTGTCCGTAGCATAAATCGGAAAGCAGAAGGTTCGATATGATTGTGCTTTTACCTGTCTTAACTGGCGAAATCATAAGTAATAATGCTCCACCACCAGCAACACCAACTCCAACATTAGGTAGATTAGGATGGTGAGGTTTTGCTTTTACTCCGTCTGGTTCAACAACTGGTAATATCTTAGGTATGAATGCTTTTGAATTATTCATTATAATACTATATTAATATTTAATTTTTATAAAGATAAATTTAAATATTATTCATATATAAATATGGTATCTGTTAAAATATCTAAAAGTGATAAACCTAAAAAAAAATACAAAGCAGTATTTACACGTGATAATGGTAGAACAAAAACAACATATTTCGGAAGTGCCGGCATGGATGACTATACTAAAACAAAGGATAAGGAGCAACGTAAAAGGTATTTAGATAGACATAGGAAAAATGAAAATTGGAATGATTATATGAGTGCTGGATCACTAAGTAGATATATCTTATGGGGAAATAGCACAAGCATAAGAGAAAATATAAAAACTTATAAAAATAAATTTAATTTATCATAGATTAAAACATTATAAATGTTTTTCAAAATAATTCATATATGAATTAATCTTTTAGATTAATAACCTATGGTGAATTTATTATGTTAAATCTTTAATTGAAGGTTCTGGTTCCATTTCAACACTAATATTTGATTTAGTTTTTGGTATCAATCTAGGTGTTCGTTGTGCTTCCACTTCATCTAATATTTCATCTTCCTTATTTAAAATGTCTTGCTCTTTTTTAGTCATTTTTTTTAATTTATCATTTTGTTTTTTTGCTTGGTCTTTTAAACTTTTCATTTCATCTTCATTGGGTGGTCTTCTCTCGCAAGAGAAAATATAACATAAATTAACTTTACAATGACACTTTGACTGCCATATCACAAGTAATAAACTACCTACTGCTCCTAATATTAATACTACCGCGCCAGCAAGTTGATCTACACTCATAGGATCAATAACAATAAAATCTTCATCATTACTATCTGACATGTTATATTAATATGATGATATATTATTATATGAAACTATTTTTCTAAAATCATTTTAACTTCATCTAATTTAGTTTGTAAGTCCTTAACTTGTTGTTGTAAAAAACAAATTTTCATATCGCGTTCCTTAATTTTGAAAAAATCAAAATAAACATATTGCCACCACCAAAACATTTATATTAATAATTAGATTTTTTTTTAGGTATTTTTTTTTTAGTATTTTTGTTTGGTGTGCTTTCCTTACTATTGCTTACCTTACCAAACACTTCACTATGTTTAACTTTTTTATTACGTTCAACACTACCCTTCATATCATAATAATCCTTTGGTGCTGGTTTGTATTTTTTTGGCATTATATATTAAACATTTTTTTTTTAATTTTATTCACTTTTTTTTAAAATATATTTTATAAATATAAAGATGAGTTATATTGTTTGTAGCAATTCCACGTTTGACAACGAGCAACTAACCGGCATTAGTAGTCCAAATAGTTTTCAAAATCATTTTAAATCTCCATTAGAGATTGAACCTAATAGTGAAGTGGCAGTTGAAAGTGTCAAGATTAATAGAAAAGATGAATTTGATATTACACCTAATGATGAATTTTATGTTTATTTTGGTGAAGAATTAACCACAAGTATTTTAAGTGGTAGTGCTACGACAAATGGAGTTAAAGTAGATGTAGCACCTGGCACATATTCAAGAAAACAATTAGCATTTGCTTTGCAAACAGCACTTAATAAAGCACCTATTAATCCTGCTTTTGCTGGTAATTGTAGTGTAGCATTACAACAAGATGGAAGTTTAGAATATGATGGTTTTGAATTTACTTTTACTGGTCGTGATACTACAACTGATCTTGCTGCCGTAATTGAAGAAACACAAGTTGTTGAGGCAAATAGTTATAGTGTAAAATTTAATATTGATAACGCACCAACAGAAGCATTTTCATATGATAAAACAAATGGTTCATTCACTTGTAATGCTTCAACTACTGGTAATGTATTTGCTGGTAATTATTTCCGTAGTCAAAGTGCTGGTAGATTTCAAACAAAACCATTAGCAAATTGTAGCGGTGTATTAAGTGTAGATATTACTAATGCTTCGGTAAATGGTAGTATGGGTAGTTTTATGATTGGTTTAAGCAGACCAACAACAACATATTATAATAATGCTTATCCTAGTTATATTAATAATGGAGAACAAAATAATGATAAATATAGGAGACACGCATTTTGTGATTATTGGATTACATATGGTGGTGCTAGTGATGATGGACCTGCTACTAAACTTGACAAATTACAAGTATGGCAATGGGGTAAAGATAATGCTGATAGAGGGTGGAATATTAAAGAGGTTAAATATTATGAAGATAGTGGTAATACATTTACTAGTGTTATTGATGCTACTAAAATTAATGCTAGTAGTTTAAATCATATTATATGGCAATTAGATGGTAATGAACTTAAATTATTTATTAGTCAAACAACAAGTATTAGTGCTGGTAAAACATTTGCTCTTGTTGATAGTAGTGCTACTACTAGTGGTGCCGACACAGAATTTAATTTTGCTCCAATGGGTAATACCGAAGAATATTTAAGTCCTGTATTTGCCCTAAGACAAGAAAATCAAGTATTAAAAATAAACACATATGATGCTTTTGATTTACCATTATATAGTTTTCCAACCACTAAAACAACTACATTAACAGCATCTAATTATCCAATTAATAATCAATTGATTGCTGGTAAAGATTGGTGGAGTAATGCGGAGATTACGGAGCGAGGACGCGATGAATTAAGATTTAATGAACTTAGACCTTCAACATTATGGTATGGAAATGCCAACGCACCTGCTTCGTATAGATATAAAAATACTAATGCTAGTGGTATTATTGATTATAGTGTTGTAATTATTCCAAATCAAGAACTATATGATACTAATGTTAGTCAATATTCACAACAACTATATGTTATACCAACTGGTTTCACTAATCCAAATATGGGACGCATACTTGGTTTTTCAACCTTTTCACAAATCAAACAATCTGTTTATGGAACACCTGCTTCTGCTCCTTGGAAATCAACTACTCTTAAAAGTATTAATGCTGGGGAGTTTGCTGTAAGTAGTTGTTTTGTAAGAGTTAATGATTTAACATTTAGTAGTTTTAATGGTGCTAAATCTTCACGTAGTCAAATCTTATATCATATTCCACGTTTCACAAATGACGGAAAACAATATGGAGAACTATACTTTAATGCACCAGAGAAAACTTATATCAAATTAAATAATACTGATAAGTTAATGTTGAATAATATTAAGATTGATATTGTAAATAGAAACGAGAGTGTTGTTAGTGATTTAGATGGTGCGACGATTGTATGTCTTCATGTTAGACCAACTCGCAAATAAACCAAATAACATAAAATAAATTCCAATGTAATAAACTGGTATATCATCTTCTTCATATAACATTTTTATTTAATAATATTCATATATGAATTATCTTTAAATTTAGAATAATTTTAAATTTACTTAAAAAAATATTTATATAATATATATTATATAATGGATATGAATGATACTATTACCAATATTATTAAAACACAAAAACCATATCTTAAAGATACAAGTATTTCTCAATATGTCAAAAGCATTAAGCGTTTATATGACAAACTTGGTGGCGAAGATGAAAATTTTGACACATTTGATTTTGTTAAAGATGAAGACAAAGTCCATGAATATCTATCACAATTTTCATTCACCACACGGCGTAATTATTATAGTGCTATTATTACACTATTACAAAGTGAAGAAAAACCTGATAAATCACTAATTCAAAAATACGATACTATTGTAAGGGATAATAATAAAAAGTATGTAGAACAAAATGAAACTGGTGTTGTTAGTGAAAAACAAAAGGACAAACTTGTTCCTATGGAAAAGATTAATAGTTTGCTACAAAGTTTAAAAAATGAAAAATCACAAATGGAATATATCCTATTTAAACTATTGACACTACACCATTTACGAAATGAAGTTGCAACACTACGTAAAATTACACCAAGTGAATATAAAAAGTTAAAGGTAGAAGAACGTGAAGGTAATAATTTTATGGTTGTTGGAACAAAAAAGATTACTATTTATCGTAATGACTATAAAACAAATAAAAAGTATGGAACTATCAAGTTTGATATTACAGACAAGGAGTTTCAAAAAGAACTACGTGAATATCTTGATACATTAGATAACAATATTGTATTTCCATACAACGGAGATATTATGACAAAAAAGAGATTAACAAATCATTTAATGTATTATAGTAAGAAACATATTGGTATTGGACTATCTACTACCATGATTGCTAAAAGCATTCTAAGTTATAAGTATGCCGAACAGCAAAAGGGACAAAAGTTGGATGCAAAGGTAAGGGGACATAGTGTAAACGTTCAAAATGCTGTATATGTAAAATCACTACCAGAAGATTTAGTAGATGATGAAGTTGTTGATGAGGAAGATGATGAATAAATCATTTAATGATTTATAACCTTTGGTGAATAATTATTTTTTTAAGATCATTTGATATTGATGAATTAGTGTCATATATCCATTATTTAATAAATATGGAATAGAATATTTACCTTTACCAATTTGATCTTCCGGACAATCATCGATTAATATAATACCATCATCCTTCATTAAATTTTTTTCTATAACAATTTTAGCATCTTGTAAATGAACCTTACATGCTAGTTCACCACTTTCCAAATGATCCATATATAATAAATCAATTTTATCATTAAAATTGTTTAAAAAATCTGTTGATTTCATTTGTAATATTTTAACCTTATTGTTTTCACCAATCATAGTTTTAACAACTTTTATAGCATTAGGGCAAGGGTCAATAGTATATATGATATAGTTTTTATTCATTAAATTATCAGCAAATAATTTAGTAAAACAACCATCACTCCACGCCCACTTTTCAGCATCAAAAGGGTGCCAATCATTTGTATCATTTGATATACCCCAACTTTTAAAGGAACGTGAGGTTCCAAGTTCAACAATTACAATATTATTTTTATCTTTAATCATATCATATGCCTTTGTGAATGTTTCCTTTCGTTGAAGTAAATATTTTTCATATTTCATTTATCACAGATTACTTCGTTTATATTTATAATAGATATTTCTTTTGTTTTAAATTTTAATAATTTTTTTGGTTTGTATTTTTTTAATGGTAAATAATCACAACTTAATTGCCTCCAATGTCCTGTTGTATTTAGTTTAACATCATCGTGCGTTTGATTACAACAATTACAAATCAAAACATATTTAAACTTTTTGCTTTCAATAATATAATCTAAAAATGTATATATATCTTGTAATTTCCAATGTTGTAATACATCTTTTAATATACACAATTCAGCACATTTAATATTTTCTTTATCACCAAAAATGTCTAAATGTATAAAATTATATTTTTCATTAGTATTGTTAGTATTATGATAATCTATTATTTTTTTATAAACATCATATCCAGTATATTCAACATTTAAATCATCATATATATATTTACCACATTTAAAATCACCACAACCTAAATCAACTACACTTTTAATATTGTTTGTATCAATCCATTTTTTTATAAAAGGTATATATTCATCTAAATTATATTGTAATTCACTTCCAGGTCCGGAACTACCCATATATGTATCATTATTATTGTTTCCCCAAAAACAAGTTTCATAAACATTTGTAAAACTTTTTTCCATTTATTTAAACAATATATTATTATATTATTTAAGTAAATATGAAAATTAATGGTATTAGTTATTGCATTAAAAATGATAAAGATATAATCCAAAAATATTTATTGAATGGAAAACAATGGAATGAAGGTATTTATAAATCTATAATAGATATTATAAAACAAAATGATTTAAAACATTTTTTAAATGTAGGTTGTCATATAGGAACAATTGCTTTACCAGTATCAAAACATATAAATTTAGTATCTTGTGTAGAAGCATATAAACCTACATATGATTATTTACTTGAAAATATAGCATTAAACAAAATAAAAAATATAGAAACTTATAATTTTGCTCTTGGTAATAATAATGAAGATATTTATTTTATGGCAGAAAATCATACATGTCCGATTGAAAAATGTAATAGATTAAAAAATAATAGTGGAGGTCAGCACGTTTTTACCCAATATGATATAGATAATAAAATAAGGTCATCCCAATTATGTGATAAATCGGTCAAAAATAAAATGTATAAATTAGATGATACATCAATAGATAATTTTGATATTATGTTAGTTGATATTGAAGGTTGTGAATATGATTTTTTGTTAGGAGCAAAACAAAAGATAATGAAAAATAAACCAGTAATTATTATTGAGATTTGGAATGATAATAAGAGAAAAATGGAGAATATGGAGAAGAGTAAAAAAGATGTAATTGATTTAATATTAAGTATGGGTTATACTTATAAGGGTTCCAATGGTGAAGATTATTTGTTTGTTTAACCTTAGGATGCTTCGCTAATTTGTTTTAAATAAAAATCTCTTAATTCAATTCTCGTTTTTAGACATTTAATACCAGCAAAGTGTATTGAGAAATCACCATCCGTATAACAACATTTAAAACTCTGGATAGTTTTATGAGGTATAACTTTAAAAGTATTATGAATATTATTATAATCATTCATAGTATCATTTTCCCATACTCCACCAAAATAATGTTTTGTATCAGCAGTTTCCCATATCTCCTTTAAAATATTTTTTGTCATGTCATTATTTTTACATACAATAATACCAGTATTTATTTTCCAATGACTATAATTATTATTATTATCAACCATTATATTTTGAATATCATATTTGTTTATAATATCTCTAATATCTATTTTATGGTTCATTATTAATATATCATCATCAATCCATATTACATAATCGTAAGCACAGCAACCTTCGTAATCCTTATTTAGTTCCCTTTGTAATAATAATATTTTAGACCAAGCAATATGTCTATCATTACATAAACTTTTGTTTTCATATACTACATCACAATTGTATCGTTTATAATATAAATTATTGCTATTATATATTTTATCACTAAACTTCGGTCTATCACTAATACTACAAAATAGTATTTTCACCATTATTGATTTCTTTATTTAACATATATTTTAATTTAAATGTATCTAATATTTTTAAATTATCATACAAAAATTTATAACTTCCCATATTACTACCAAATGAATTATTTTTATGGAGTGCATCATCATTGAAACCATAATCATAAGGTTTAATGTAATTTCTTCCATTACTAATTGCCCATTTATCTTTATAAACATTACTTAATAAAAAATCATCACCTAAAAATGAAGCACATAAATATTTATCAATTATATTATCACTTTTAAAATCAAAATGTTTATAAAATTCAACATACCAATTTAAAAATGCTTCCCATTGGAAATAATCAAAACAAACTCCACCATAACCTTCAACCATTTCACATTCACCATGAACGATTTGATAATTTCTATCCTTAGTATAATTAAAACCACTACCAGTTGTAATATTATTAGTTGTTTTATCTTCCATTAAATCATAAAATAAATCTTTATTATATAATGTATCATCATCAATTATAATCAAGTTGTCATTATATAAATGTTTTTTTCTCATAAACTTAAATCCACCAATATATTTACATATAGGTCCATAATCATCAATAAACTGAAATATAATCCTTTTATCACTTTTACATAACATTAATAATGCTTTTGGTATTTTAAATTCACCAAATCTTTTATATTTAGCACATATATTAATTACAAAATATTTATATCTACACTTTAATTGTGGTATGATATGTATTAGTTTATCAATCCTTTTCGGAGTTGTGGCACAACTTAATACAAATTGATTTTTCATATTATTTTATAATAATAAATATAATATTTTTATATAACTAATTATCAAATATGGCAACGACTTCTCCAATAAAACAAAATGCTATTTTATTGAAAAATTTAAGTAGAGAAATAACCAAATTACATAATGAGGTATTATTTATAAGAAATGAATTAACTTGTATTAGAGAAATATTAAAGATGGATTGTGATAGAGTTAATGTTGAAGTGATTGAAGACAAACCAACACCAATGAAAATTGATAAAAAAATTGAAAGTAATTCTTGGTTTTGGTAGGGTGATAATATTTAAAAATATACCAACCTTATAATATAATATGTATTATTATAAAATTATTGATAAGACAACCGAAGAACATTATATAGGTAGTTGTAAAAATTTACAACACAGATTAAGACAACATAAAACTGGAAAACAAGTTTCAGCATCAAAAATAATTAAAAATAATAATTATGAAGTTGTTGTATTAGAATGTAGCGATGAATATGACCGATTAACGAGAGAACAATATTGGATTGAAAAACACCCTAATTGTATAAATATAAGACAAGCAGTTAGACAGATTAGTAAAAAGGAATATAATAGAATATATCAATTTAGACAAAATAGATGGCAACGCAGTTTTGGAGACCCAAGATATACTAATTCATTATGGAGTATTAATCCTCATTTGTTTCAATAGGTTCATCATCAGCATCTTCAATAGTAAAATTAATATTACATTTAGAATCATAATCTAATGGAATACCGATACATTCACTAATTATTTGTAATATTTCATTACTTAATTCTAAACCACCTTCAACAAAATTTTTGTCTTTAAACATTTCCTTATCAACACTATTATTTTTATGTGCTATGCAAATCATACATTTACCAATATCAGTCATTACACATTGTTTATCATTCCAATCAACTAATTTACTTCCTTCACCAAAACCTTTTTTAACAAATCCACCCATACTCGCCCAGTGTCGTTTAGTAAAGCACATTGTTGCTTCATGAATTTGACGTTTTGCTTCACATCTAATACCAGTAATCTTCCATTTATGGTGAGGAAATAAAAATAACATTTCAGCACTACCAACTAAACCACATTTGTTTTGTTTTAACATACCAACACTATATTCTATATATGAAGGAAAATAACAATCATCATCATCCATATTAATACATATTTTATATTTAGCATTTTTAACACATTTATTACGTTTCTCACCAATACCATAATGTTTGCTTGTATCTCGAACATAATTGATATTAATACCAACTTTATCCATAACTATTTTGACTTCATCATTATTTAAAAATAATGGATCTTTACCATCATCAACTATGACAACTTCAAGTAAATGTTTAGGATAAGTTTGACAATATAAATTAGTCATTATTAAAGGTAAAAAATGTCTGCGATTGTATGTTGGCATAAGTATACTAACTTTTGGAAGATCTGTCATTTTATTTATAAAATATAAAATTTTTTTAAATAAAAATTATGAACAAAGTTTAACCTTCGGTATTATAAATCCTTAATAGTCCAAGGTGCTTTTGCTAAACGCATAGATTCAATATCTTTTGTTAAGTCAAATGGAAAACTTCCATGTCTTACTTTTAAACTAACTTTTTGTTTTTGAACCATACGTTTTTTACGTTCCATTTTTTTACGACAGCGACTACTCATACTAACTTCAATACATTCACCTAATTCTAACATACGAGGGTCTTTATTAAAACCATCAACTGCTTTTCTCACCGATGGTATATCTCCATATTGACTTATATGTTTTACTTTTTCATACATTTCATTCCAATCTAAAAATGGTGAATGACTTAAATAATAACTATTTTTACAATACATCATAACATATTTAGCAATCTCCATAACCTCTGCCTTTTCCTTAATAGTTAATGATTTACTACTATCAGGATTAATTAAATAATCCATTAACTCACTTTTATTTTTAATAAAAAAAAATTCATCATCTTCAATTATATTATCTATTTTACTTAATTCATACATTAATGAATGTGAAATATCTTTTTTATTCATATTTTTATAATTAGCAATATTAAGTTCAAATACCTCAATTATCTCTTGTAGTTCCTTTTTTGAATGACTTGAATGTATTTTTTCCATATCTATTCTATAAAATATAAAATTATCTTTAATATAAAATAATTCATATATGAATATTTGTGTAAATATTCTTAAAGTTCATATTTAAATGTTTCTATATACATATCTCATTATACTTTTTTTTATGTTTAAGCATATAATCTTGACTTAAAGATAATATCATATTATACAAACATATAATAATGAGTAGTAAAATGATGTATGACGAACAGAAAGATAAGTTTACAGAAGATGAATTATATGAAAGAGATTTTCAATTATTTTCTAAATATATTGAATTTAAAAACGACCAAGAACGTAGAGATACAAAACGAAATTTTAAAAGTTATAATGATGATAAACTTATCAAAAAAATGTATAATACAATTTTAGATTTAATTGATACGTGTAATGAAAATGATAGGATAATAAGTTGTAAAGATATCAAAATTAGAGGACTTCAACATGAAATTCAACGATTAAAGAAATAGAAATAATTATTTATTTTAAAAAGCAATGCGACCACATATCCATTTCTGGATCTATTGCCTTTGATATTGTATTAAATATCTTTTTTTTGCGTTCCTCTTCTGCTTGTGCCTCCTTTTTTTCTTTTTTTTGTGCTTTCCTTATTTTATCATAACCAGCAATACCATTCAATACTGCCCTATCTAAATCTTCCTTAGTAAACATAGGTGTAGTAGAAACTTGTTTAGTTTCAACAACATTATCATTTTCTATTTCATCTTTCATTTTTTCAACCTTTTTCTGTCTAACCTTTTTTGTTAATTCCTTTTCTTGTTGTATAAGGTCTTTTTCTGCTTTACGTTGTTGTGCTTTTGCCTTACGAACTTCAAGTGCTTTTTTTCTTGCCTCAGCAAGTTTTTGCTTTTGTTCTTCTGACATAACACGTTTCTTTTTGACTGCTTTTACTGGTTTAACTTGTGGTGTTTCCAAAGGTTCTTCTACTAGTTTTTCTACTGGTTTGTCTTCAATCTTAACTTTAACATTTTTAGTTTCTTTCTTTATTTGATTAACAAACATATCATCTTGTTTAATTTTCTCACGTTTAGTTATTTCTGGAACTAATGGTTCATCCTCCTCTATACTATCGTCTTCAAAATCATCTTCAAGTTCTAATTGTGGTTGTGGTGGTGCTTCTACTAATGTAGGGAATAGTTCTTCTTCATTATCGCCCATTTATTAGTAAAAATAAAAAATTATTATTAAAAAAATTCTAAAAATATTTGTAATTTACTATATTTATCTATATTATCGTTTTTCTACTCTATTAAGAAAAAATATCACGTTTTATTGACAATAAACTTTCATTCCAAGCATTATCGCTCATACTCCTATACCATTCCCTACGTTCTCGTTTTTGTTTAATAATTTTTTCACGATTAAGACGTTGATATTCATGTTTTTTTTCTTTATTTTCTGGTTTACTATCATATATTAGTTGTCTATTTAATACCCTATCTTTATTTTTAACATACCATTCATGATATATTTTTTCAGCATCATTAGGATCATTAAAAGCACGACATTTATTTACTAATTCAATATTATCTTTGCAAAGTTTATCCATCCAATATTGTTCTCTACATAGTAATTCTTGTTTATTATTACAAGGGTAATCTTCTAGTAAAACAATCATAGTTTCACCTCCAAGCATAAATAAATCAGCACTTGCTACATATTCACCACTTTTAAAATTGTGTTGATGTTTATAAAAGCGTTTTTCTAATGAATGTATTGTGCTTCCGACATATATTTTTTTTGTATTTTCATTTGTAATCATATACACCTTTCCATACTGATAATTATTGTTATTGTTATTCATTAACTTCATATACAAACTTATCTTTAAATATATTTAGAAAAATCTAAAATTATGATAAAAAATAATATTAAATATATATTTTACTTACTTTATAAAACATTATATTCAACAATATTCATATATGAATTATTAATAAAAAAGTATATTATCATTATTATATTATAAAAACATTATATTCAACAATATTCATATATGAATTATTTATTTTTCATATTTCTAATAGTGATATTTCTACATTCAATTATTCTATTTAATTCGTCTATTGTATCAAGTAAATCTAAAATAGTAGTAAACATTTGTTTCATAATTTTATCATCATTATAACTTTTAATCCTTGCTTTATTATTATATTTTTCTTGTCGTGATTTCCACCTTATAAGTGTTTCAAAACGTTTAAAATCAAGATTATACAATTCTTCTTTATCAAGTTCTTCTCTTGACATTTTGAATTATATTTGTATATGAATTTTTCAATTACAAAATTTCAAATTATATTTTAAATTTTATTTGTATATGAATTTTTCATTTATAAAATTTCGAATTATATTTTTAATTTTATATTCATACATAAATTATAGATAAAAAATGATATTTGATATTATCATTTATATATTACAACCAGACACATTTTTTTATTTTTGTATTACAGCAAATTTTTGTTTTTTTTGTAGATTATTTTATTTGTTAATTTTTATACCAAGTTATCCTTCAATATACCAATATCCACCATCATAATCACACCAATCACATTTAGCACCAATATCATTCAAGTAAAATTGTATAAAATCACATTCATAATCGCCAAAATTACAATTTTTCACAATATCATTCCATTTTTCACTATTTTCTTCAATATCTTCGTTTTCACAAAATCCCATTCTATATTCCTCGTCGTCCATAAATGAATCTCTAATACTTTCATAACTTTCATAGTAAATGTTATGGTCGCTAAACAAATCAAACCATTCTACTTCATTACAATTACTCATAATAGTATTATAGAAATTACGAAATCTACTATTCCAATCCATACCTTTATAATCACAAGGAACATGTAGATAGAATTGTTCCACAAGTGCTTTTGCTAGTAGTATACTATCGTTATTTTGTCTTGCTCCATATTGACACATTTTAGTAATTTGTGTATGTTGAACTTGATTAAGTGTTAGTAGTTTAAGTTCAAGATCTTTCTTTTCTTCCTCCAACTTTTTAATTTGTTTTTCTTGTTTCTTGATATGTGCGATAATCTCGTCCATACCACTAATAAGTGGTTTGTTGTGGTATCGTTCAGCAAAGACGTTGAAATCAGTAGTGGTAGGCATTTTGATTGATTTGCTTTTTGATTTGTTTTATAATATAGATTTTTTCAATTATAAATTTCAGATTACAATGCTAAAACGTGGAAAACGCAAGTAGACCTTTTTACGACGTGCTGCCACCCTAAATGGTGGCGACGAAAGTTTTTTTTGTATTTATTCATATATGAATTTTTTATTTTTTATTTTTATAATCTATAAAATCGTCAAGGGCATTAACTTTTCTAATATCTAATATCCATCCAATACTTTCATTATCATTAAAATCTTGAACTTCATTAAAGAAATTTCTATGGTCTTGAATTACTTGTATTACATTTTTAAATTTTTGTTTTGTTTGTTTTTTTGCTTTTATTTCTTCTGTATTGATATTCATAATCATTTTAATCAAGTCGTCTGGTAAGTGCTGGCGGTTGTGGTATTTGTCAGCAAAGATATTGAAATCGCTTGTAATAACCATGTTGTTTTTATAATGCAAATATAAACTTAGAAAATTTCAGTTTAGTATGCGAAAATAGGATTTGTATTTATATATGAATTTTTTTGATTATAAATTTCAGATTACTTTTGTAAAATAGGATTTATACAATTTTGTA